ACTCCTGCTGACCCTGAAGCGGCAACGGGACAAGGCCGACCGGGACGGAGACCATACGGTAGTGCTTCGCTCGCTGACGTTCGAGGCGAAGCTACGCGGGGTAGACGAGCCCGAGCCGGTGACGGTGAAGCCGGCCGTGGTTCCTGTGGATGGACTGGAGCGCCTTCGGTACCTGTACCGGGACGTACATGCCCTTCGTCGTCAATGCGAGGGCGCGGGCAAGGCAACAGCAGCAATGCAGGCGATGAAGCAGGAACACGATCTGCTTGCCCAGATCGCTGAGGAAGAGGAGCGCCGAGCGGCAGCGGACCGGGCCAACCGTCCGGCTGACGTGCTGGTAAACGAACTGGTCAGCGAGATCCGCGATCTGCCTGACATGCTTCGTGCTCGGGTCCTGGCGCAGTTGGGCGAGTGACGGTCGGATCTGCGCTGACAGCGCTCGACGATGTCCGGGCGGCCGTCCGGGCTTCACCCGTGGACTACGTGGCGTGGCTGCCTCTCCAGATCGCCTGGCTGTCGCACACCGGGCCAGAACCGGCGTTGCTGCGTCTCGGCAACCGTCAGGGCAAGTCGTACTGTGGCACGGCTGAACTCGTCTTCAGGTGTCGCGGGTTGCACCCGTTCAAAGAGGTCCCGAAGGCCCCCGTCCGATGCGCGCTCGTCTGCATGAGCATGGGTCAGTCGATCGAGATCCAGCGGGTTCTATGGGAGCACCTCGGGCAGTCGAATAGCCGCGACCTGATACCGGGTATCGAGTTCTCGAGCCGGACTGGCTTTCGGGGCCACAAACCCGTCGTTGAGTTCCTGAACGGATCGAGCATTACGATCTTCGCCAACGCTCAAGGCCCCGAAGCCATTGCCGGCGCTGAGTTCGACTACATGCTCCTTGACGAGCCCCCGGCGCAGGAGGTCTATGACGAGTGCCTGGCGCGTGTACGGAACACGGGCGGATCAATCGGACTGACGCTCACGCCCATCAACGGCCCGCCACTCCCATGGCTCCAAAAGCTGTGTGCCGATGGTGGCGTGAAGGACTACCACTCTCGACTGACGCCAGCGTCACAGGTCAGCCCGATGACCGGATGGACCCGCCGCACCAAGGCCGGGCGGCCGTGGGATGCGGATTTTATCGAGGAGATCCGCTCGCAGGTCAATCCGATCGACGCGCCTATCCGCGTTGATGGGGAGTGGGAGTCCCGCTCCGAGGGTCAGTTCTTCGAGTGCTTCGACGAAGCGGTGATGGTGACCCCGAACGCGCCCGAGGGTACCGTCCGGCTTGCAATCGGCTTCGACTACGCCGCCGCTGACCGCGACATGGGCATGGCAGCCGTCTTGACAGCGATCGAGGGCGATGGCGACCCGCTGATCTACGCGCTCGACGAGGTGGTGGTGCCTGGCTCCGCCAGTATGCAGGACTTCGCCCGTGCGGTCCTCCAGATGCTTCGGAGCCGGGGTATCAAGTGGCATGAGATCGACTACGCTTACGGCGACAACCCGGTCCGAACTCGGTTCATCACGTCCTCGAACGCTGAACTAAACCGGTGGCTGGCTCGCCGAATGCAGATTCCGCAACGAGCTCTAAAGCCGCTCGTCCTGTCGATGAAGCGCGGCGGCGGTCAGGCGAACGCCATCCGACGGACGAAAGACATTCGATGCCGGTGGATGTATGGGCGTATCGCCGCTGACCGCGTCCAAGTCCATCCCCGGTGCCGTCACCTGACGAAAGCCCTGCTCGAGTGGGACTATGGGGACAAGCACCCAATGAAAGACGTGCTCGACGCGTGGATGTACGGTCTTCGTGACCTATGGGTCGAGTCCCGGTCCTATGATGACCTCGCTCGGGTTATCTTCTCTTGACACGCGCGCTATGATGCGCTGCATGGAGTCCGAATGCTGCAAGCCGTGAACGTGCCGCCGCTGCCGAAAGATCAGGGCGAGGTGACGCGGATTGCTCACTCGCGCCTTCGTCGTCGCATTATGTACTCGATGCATGAGCAGGACGTGCGCGCCCGTCTTGTGTCTGCGGTCGGATCGACCCGAGCGCAAGCCTGGGCACGGAACCCGGACATGACGTGTAACCCCGCGTGGTACGTCGCCAGCCAGTTAGCCGCGCTCTACAACGAAGTGCCCGAGGTGGAGCCGCCCGAAGGTGGCGAGGCTGCTGCTGCCGCGCTGGCGGACGGTTGCTTCTGGCAGTTGTCCCGACGAATCCAGCGTGACACGCTGGCCCTCAACGACCTGTTCCTACGGATCGACGTGGACGAAGACGGGCCGTTTTGGCGGATCGTCTTCCCTGACATGTGCGAGCCGGTGGCCGATCCTCGCCGAGCTGGTCAGCCCGTGGCTATGGCCGAGTGGATCTGCGACCCGGACGACGACGCCAAGTGGGTCAAGCTGATCACCGACCCGCGTACCCGGACGTATGCGGCGCTCGACGACCGGGGCGAGGACATCTCCGAACGCGTGCTCGGTGGTGACATGTCGGGCGAGCGGTACCCGTTCATCGTCAACGGTCGCCCGGTCTGTAATTACGTGGCGTATCACGCAGCCGAGACGGGAGCGTTGCTGGACCCGTACACCGGGCGGGAGGTCTTCGACGGCGCGTTGAACCTGGGCGTCTATTACACGTTCTTCGGGCACATCCTGCGCAACGTCGCATGGGCTCAGCGGTACGTGATCGGCGCTGAGCCCCTGGGCGCTGAGACGGACGAGAACGGACGGCGTCAGGAACTCCTGACGGACCCCGCCGTGCTGATCCTCATGCGCCAGATCGAGGATCACATTGGTCAGCCGTTGATCGGTCAGTGGTCGTCGCCTGTCGAGCCGGACAAGGTCCTGTCTTCCGTCGAGCGGTACGAGCGCCGGATCGTAGAGATGGCCCTTGGCCAGGCTGGCGTGTCTCGTCGAGAGTCAGACGTGCGCTCGGCTATGTCGTTGGCCGTTAGCCGTGAGAGCCAGCGAGCAGCGCAGCGGGCATATGAGCCGGTGTTCCGTGCTTCGGATCTGCGGGTGCTGCGTCTCGTCGCTGGCCTGATGGACCTGCCCACGGAAGGCTGGAGCATCAAGTATCGAAGCGTGCCGCGTGACCCGATGGAGCTCGCCAGCGAAGCGGACCGTCTGACGGGGCTCGTCGCCGCTGGGCTCGAGGACCGGGTCAGCGCATATCGAACGCTTCACCCTGGGATGACCGAGGACGAGGCCCGCGCCGCCGTCGCGGCCATTCAGGACACCAACCGCCGAACCGCCTAAGAGGACATCAATGGAAACCGACCCGACTGAGGGCGCCGCTGCGCCATCTCCCGAGCCTGCCGCACCCGCATCGCCTGGCGTTGAGCCGGTCCCGTATGAGCGCTTCGTAGATCTTGTCCGGGTCAAGGGCGAGCTCGTGGCCGAACGGGATCAGCTTCGCGCGGAGGTTCAGACGCTGACAGAACAGGCGGCGCTTGTCCCTGTGTGGCAGCAAAAGCACGCAGACGCCGAGGCGAAGTTCGGCCGGTTCCAGACCATCGCCGAGAGTCTGGGCACGACGGACGCAGACGCCATCGAGGCAACCGAGTGGCAGTATGGCCGGCTTCCCAACAGTGAGGAAGCCCCGCGCCCCGAGATGGCCGAATGGCTGTCAGGCATCAAGGCCGACCCGACCACGGCGCCCGCCGTCCTGCGCCCTTGGCTGATTACGAGCGCAGCGAGCGACGATAGCCCTGCTCCTCCTGTGCGCCGCCATCCAGCGGCCCCCAAGCCGACGGACGCCGGCGGCACGTCGAACGTGTCGGACTCGCAGATCCGGTCGGTACGCGAGAAGGCTGTCCGAACGGGCGACTGGTCCGAGTGGCGCGAACTGTCGAAGGGTATGCGCAAGTCTTGACAGCGCCGGCAATTGTGCGCTAAGGATTAGTCAACGCTTCGACTGGCCCACGACACGGGCAACGCGGCACCCACCGGTTGGTTCACGACACGAGCGCCGGGTGTAGTTGAGTTTCACTCCTACACAATAGGTGCCTCCAATGGCTGACGAGATCCTTGCTTCCACCATCGGCGACCTGATCGCCGGTGAGGTCATGGCTACCGAGTTCCTCATGCTCCTCGCGGATCGTGACAACTCGATCCTGACTCATCCTGCCCTTTTCCATGCGACCGGCGCTGCCCGCTCCTCGAACGTCGTGCGCGTCCCGCACCTCGGCCTTGGCGGATACGACCTGCTCTCGGCCACCACGCCCGGCTCTGAGGTCGCCAACACGGCGCTCACCGACGGCTCGACCGATGTCACCGTGGCGCCCCGCGCCAAGGTTTACAGCGTCGACGACCTGGCGCAGTACATCGCCGACGGCAAGCTCGACTCGATGATGTTCGCGCAGGACGCGGCCATTTCCGTCGCCCAGACGCTGATCAGCCTGATCGCTAACGTCGCGGACTCCTTCACGGCCTACGCCGGGACCTCGGGCGTCAACGCCACGTGGAACGACGTGCTCGACGCGAAGACGACGCTTGGCGTGGCCAAGGCTTCCGGCCCGATGCTCGGCATTCTGCATCCCCAGCAGTGGGGAGATCTCGAGCTCGACGCGCTCAGCATGGGCGTCCTGCCCGCCGAGTCGATGGGCGGTGTGATCAACCAGGGGCTCGACGCCTTCAAGGGTCGCTGGATGGGGATCGACTTCTTCGTGTCCTCGGCCGTTCCGACCGCGAACGCTGCCGCAGACCGCGCGGGTGGAATCTTCACCCGTGGCGCGCTGGCCTGGGCCGATGTCGCTATCGACCCCGTCGCCGACCCGAACATCGTCAGCCTTGGCCGTGCGCGGTTCGAGCGCGATCGGAAGGGAACGTTCCTTGAGACGTCCTACGTCACGAGCTCGTTCCAGGGTGTGGCGCAGGCGATCGACGCCGCTGGCGTCTCGCTGATCACCGACAACGCCTGATCCGCGAAGGGCGCCCCGTCAGGGTTACCGGTCTGAGATGTCCTCGGCCGGTCCTGACGGGGCGCGCTTCCAGCAACTGAGAGGACATCGAATGGCCAAGCAACTGAAGAAGGGGGCGAGCAGCGACATGCAGCGCGTGACCCCGACGTTCACAACGACTGATCACGGGTACGACACCCCGCACCTCGATCGGATGCCGCCATTCGTTCTGGTCTACAACCCGCGCCGGTGGACGGTCCTCGCTGGCCGTCTGATCCCGTCGCTGCATGTCAAGCCCCTCGAGGCTGGCGTTAACGGAGTCGCCATCGCCCGGGATGGCACGATCCGCTTTGCCACCGCGCGCGCTCGGATCGAGGAGCAGGGGCGCACCCTGATTCCGTATGAGTGGGGTCCTGGTGGGGAGTCCTACATGCAAACCGTCCGGACTCGCCCGCGTGGCGGTCCTAACGAGATGGACACGTATCTCTCGGTCTGGGAGACAACGGGGCCCGCTGACCCTGACACGTACACGGACGACGACGCCTATTCTGAGTGGGCCGAGTCGCTCGTAAAGGACGGCAAGGTTCGTCCGTGCCCGCCTGCCCTCGCTCGCCGAATGCAGGATCGAGCGGCCCGCAAGTTGGCCCGAGAAGAGGCGCTCGCCGAGAAGGGCGGCGCCGGGTCAGGCATGGCAAAGCTCCGCGCGAAGACCCTGGCGCAGACTGTCAAGGTGCTCGGAGCCGCTGCTACCACGAAGCGAACCGGACGGGGCAAAGCTGCCGCGCCGAGCTTGGAGGCTTGATCATGGGAGAACGCGAAGGAGACCGCGAGATCATGCGCCGCAACGAGCGCGATCTTCGTGAAAGCGGCGTAAACCGTGAGAAGGCCGAGAAGGCCGCCCGCGAGTCTATGGTCCGGGTGGACCGGAAACTACGGGAGGAAGGCAAGCGGTAACCCGCTGCTACACGTCGCCGGTCATTCCATGACCTCGCCCGAGCATGGACGGCGACAACGAGTAACTGAACCGATGCACCGGGCGACATCAGGAGCAGACAATGGCAAGCAACGCAAGCGCAATCCCCCTCGGTCCCAACTTCCAGGGGCGCGCAGTGAAGGTCCCGAGCCTTCGGCTCTCTAACGTCGGCTCGTCCTCGACTGCGGACTACGCGGCGATCCTCGTCGGCGACGGCGTGCCCTCGGGCGCGTATGGGCGCGACAGTGGCGCGACTATGCTCTACGTTCGCACCGATGCGTCGAGCGCGGACACCTGCCTCTATGTCACTCCGGACGGCGGCACGACCTGGACGGCGGCGGTAGTCGCCTCCTGATGAGCGGTTCGGCCACCACGTTTATCTCGGCTCGCTTCCTGACGCCCGACTACATGGTCCGGGCGCTGGACGCTTCGCTAAGTTGTCCGTTGTGGCGGGACGGGGCGCTCGTCGCTCCGAGCTCGGGCACTTGCACGGTCTACAACGCCAGTAACGAGACGGTCAGCACGGGCGCCGTGACGGTCACCGGCTCGACGGCGACCTACACCGTGGACGCTGCCGACATTCCAGCTACCCTCTCGCCGGCTTCTGGCTGGCGGGTAGAATGGGCGCTCGTCGTCTCGGGCGATACGCTGACGTTTCGCAACACGGCGGCGCTCGTGCTGTCGGTCCTGTACCCGGCTGCCTCCGAGCCAGACCTCTACCGTCGCGTGTCCGGGCTGGACCCGAACGGGACGAAGCCGATCCATAGCCTGGCCGACTTGCAGGACTACCTCGACGAGGCTTGGGTGATGATCCTGGGCCGGCTGATCAATGCGGGCAACCTGCCGTATCTGGTCGTCGAGCCGACGGCGCTGCGTGAGGCTCATATCGACCTGACGCTCTCGCTGATCTTTGAGGACTTCTCCACCCGCCTAAACGAGAAGCACGCCGACGCCGCCGAGCGGTACCGCGACCGCTTCGACTCGGCATGGGCGGGACTGCGTTTTGAGTACGACTTCTCGCAAGATGGCCGAGCAGGCAGCCGCCGCAAGGTGTCCGCCGCCGGCTCGATGTGGATGACCTCTCGTGGCTGATCTCGCGATCAAGACTGTTCGCGCCCGGCTGGCGGCCGGTCTCGAGGCCGAGGCAGGCTGGCGGGAGTCGGTCTACGCGTATGAGATGTTCGGCCGCGACGTTCAGCAGGTGCTTCACCTGTCCTTCTCGGTCGGAATCCCTACGAGTTCCGCGCACTCGCCTGGCGATGGTCGGCAGCGGGTGTCGGAGGCTGCCTACCTTGAAAGCGAGGTCCGGGTGGCATGGGCGTATGAGATGCGCGCCGACAACCAGGTAGCCGACTACGACTTAGCGATGGACGCAGAGCAGGCGGCTGTCGCTGCCTTGCTCGGTGTGTCTCGAGCAGACTTGCACGTGACCCTAACGGGCCTTGATCGGCACGCCGCTATTGAGGGCTGGTTCATGGGTACCATCACGCTAAAGACCCTCCACCGGTACGCGCTCGAATGATCAGCATGAAGCCCGACGAAGCCCGCGCGCTCCTCGCCGAGATGGCGATCCCTTTCAACGTGTCCGAGATGTCCGCCCGCAAGGCTATCAACTCGCACATCGACTCACACCTGCGCCTTCGGGCGCTTGCAGCGTGGCGCCTCGTTGGAGGCAAGCCCGCACCAAAGCCCCGAAAGAAGCGGACCACGAAAGCCGCTAAGGAGTCCTGACCCATGGCTATCTCGACTGTCGTCAAGCACCTGCACGACGGAAGCATCACGCTCTCGGACGGTACCGGCTCGCCTGTCACGCTCGTTGTCCCGTTCTCGACGGGCGACTTGAGCACCGACGGCGAGCAGGAGACCCAGAACGCCGTCAACGCGTATGAGACGCGCGGCGTTCTGCATACCGTGCGCCACGGCGCCAAGTCGTACATTAGCGGCTCGTTCTCGTTCATGGTTCCCGAGTACACGAACAGCAGCATTGGAGTCGCGATCGACTTCCTGAAGCAGCAGAACGCGTATAGCGGGAACAACTCGACGCTGGTCCCTGCCGAGGTCTACGCGGTGGACATCATCCTGACGACCGAGGGAACCGATCTGGGCGATGGCAAGGACCACACCACGACGCTCACGGACTGCGTGTGTACCATCGCGCGTGCCGAGGGCGAGCCGAACACCGCGTCGATCTCGTTCACTTGCTACGGCACAATGACGGACACCTGATCCCGTAAGGGGTCCAACTGAGAGGACATCATGGAACAGCCGAAGATCGGAGGCGTGCCCGTCGCGTTGCGACCTCCCAAGTCACTCGCCATCGTTTACGACGTGCTTGGAGCTGGCGACAACGCGAGCCGGAAGTGTTGGGCGGCTCTCGCGATCTGCTACGCAGGCGGACCGCTCGTCATCACCGAGAAGCTTGCGGCCCATCGTTACGACGTGTTGGCCTTTGGCGGCGCTGTCTTTGACGAGCTCTCCTCGGCTGGTCATGATCCTAATGAAGTGACCGTTGCCGGCGTTGCTGCGCTTCGTATGCTCGGCTCGATGTTGCCTGGCGCGGGAGATGTCGAAGACGCAGCGGGAAACTCCGACGCACCGGCGGGATCGACTTCGCCATAATGGAAGTCGAGCGCCTTTGGCGCCACCCCGTCGGGTGGTTCTATGAACAGGACCACGACACCCGCACCAGGCTGTTGGCCTGGTACCAACTGCACACCGGGGCCTAAGATGCCGAGCACCGTTCGAGTCGGAAAGGGACGCGCAGCGATGGGCATCAAGGGCGCGACGGCTGCGGAATTGCGAAAGCAGGTTGAAGACATGCTCGGGCCGGCGCTGGCCCTGCTCGAGCGCGAGGCACACGCCTTTAAGGCCGAGAAGATCGACCCGGTCTGGCCGAACGCAACCGGGCGATCTGCTAAAGCGTGGCACGTCGCCACGTTCGTTGAGCCCAACCGGGTCGGCGTTAGCCTCGCCAACACCTCGGGATACGCGCAGTATGTCCGATCCGCTCGGTTCGGTCGTCAACTGCGCCCACACTCGTATCGGAACGCATTCGGCGAGGCCCGCAAGGCGTTCACGAGAATGACGCGCGACCTGCGGCCGGTCGTGCGCGATGAACTGGCGAAGCACTTGGAGGGCTTGTCTCGTGGCCGGTGACGTAGAGTTTAAGGCCGCCCTCGACATGGGCGACGTAGCGGCGGCGCTTGCAACGCTGCCGCAGATGACCGGCAAGGAGGCGAAGAAGGCCGTTGCCTTGATGGATAAGGCGTTCCAGAAAGCCGCTCGGGAGGCTGCGAAGCTGGGCAAGGCGCAGAAAAGCGCCGCCCGAGAGGCCGCCACGGCAAACAAGGATCTGGCCGAAGGCATGAAGGGGCTGGCCGAGCTCGCCGGGGTCAGCGGGGACAAGTTCGAGAAGATCAGCAAGGTCCTCGCGGGCATGTCCAATCCGCTGAGCGCGATCGGCGTGTCGGCTGGCGCGGCGCTGGTTGCCGTTGGTGGTCTGGCCGCCGGGATCGTCGGCATTGTCCAGGCGTCAGAGGAGCTCGCAACAAAGATCGAGCCGTACCGAGAGATCGAAGCGTTCGCCGGTCTGGACCAGTCATCGATCGACAGCATCCACGACGCGAACGCTGCCATGGATAGCATGGTTGTCGCTGGAGAGGCCGCCGTCGTCCTGCTGGGCGGGCAGTTCGCCGACGACGTTGAAGCAGCGGCGACGGGGCTTTTGACGCTGGAGCTCGCAGCGGTTGACGTGCTGTCCGGGCTGGACGGTATCGGCGAGTCAAAGGTGTTCAAGGCGTTCATGGCGCTGAACCCCCTGGCGGGGGCAACGGCGGCCGCGTTCGACGCCGCTGCGATCGGGATCGACGACTACCGGGCCGCAGCCGAAGAGACGATCGAGACTACGAAGAAACTTCGAGAGGAGCAGAAAGCCGAGAAGGCGAACGCCGAGGAGGCCGCGCAGGCCAAGCGGGACCAGGCGGCAGCGCAGCGCCAAGCAGCGAGCGCGGCTCGCGAAGAAGCGGCAGCACTGTCCAGCCTGATCGGCATCTCCGACTCGGCGACGGCGTCGCAGTTGGAGGGCGTTGACCTCGTCCTCTTCAAGCGAGATCAGGAACTCGCCAAGATCGAGGAACTCGCCGCCGCTCAGATGAAGTCGGCCGAGGTGCAGGCGGCCGCAGATGCCGCGCGCCTCGAGGTCATCGCCGCTACTGAGATGGAGATCGCCGCAATTCGACAGACGGCGCTCGACGCCGAGATCGCGGACGACGCTCGCCGCGAGGAAATGCGAGCGGCGTCCCATGACGCGCAACTGGCTCGAATTGAGGCTGAGCGTGCTGCTGAAGTGGCGGCAAGCCAGGAGAAGCTCGCCACTGCCGGCGCGCTGCTTGCCTCGCTTGATGCGCTGTCGTCAGCCGCCACTGACGCATACATCGAAGGGAAGGGCAAAGAATCCGAGGCAGCGAAGAAAGCGGCCGCGCGACAGTTCAAACTGTCCAAGGCGCTAAATATCGCGATGGCTGCGATCAACGGCGCGCAGGCGCTTCTATCGAGCATCGCAACGCTCGGGCCGCCTGTCTGGCCGAATGTGCTCGGCATCGCCGGCGCCGTGGCTGCAACGGGCATCGCTACCGCTTCGTCTATTGCCATCGGCGCGACTCCCGCGCCGACGTTCCATACGGGCGGCATGATTGGGCACGGTGGGCAGAACCAGCCGGACGAGGTGACGATCCGCGCGAAGGCGTCGGAGTCGGTGTTGAACAGCGCGGCGACCGCGCGGCTGGGTGAGTCGGGCGTCAACGCGCTGAACCGTGGCGACATGCCGAGTGGCCGGCTTGTGGTCGTCCAGCAGTACAAGCATCGAGTGTTTGACGCCATCGTTCAGGACTCGGCCCGTATGCCTGGATCGTCGCTCAGAAAGGCCACGAAGCGCGGCGACCGTGTCGGGCATCGGAACCGTTAGAGGATTGCATGGCTGACCGCATCGCCGATTACGACTCGTTCCGTGGCCTGCTAATCCAGGACCCCCGCATCACCGGCGTTGACTCGACTGAGTCCGTGCTCTCGGAGGCAGGTCCTCGACCGGGTGTGCCCGTTCCGCAGCAGCGGACGGAGATGGTATTGCAGGCGACCGGCGACCAGGCAGCCGGTAAGCAACTGCGCGTGCAGACCCTGCACTCGGGCTCGCCTGTAGCGGGAACCCGTGCGGGCTTCGTGTGGCAGTACGAGGGCGACGCCGACTGGCGCGGCTGGGACCTGCCGACCGTGCCGACTCATTGGGAGTCGATCCGCTGGCTGACGGGCGTCGATGCTACTGAAGTGTCGGCGAAGTACCTGCACGCTGTGACGCTGGCTGACCGGTCAATCGTGACGGCGTTCGAGGTAGCTGCGACCGCGCCGACGACAAGGGACATGGTCCAGGTGCAGGTGCGGGACCCGGACACGGGCGCATGGGGATCCGAGGTCACGGTGTACACGCAGCCGGGCGGCTATTCGACCGGCCGCGCATCGCATCCATGCATGGTGCAACTTCCGAGCGGGCGGCTCCTTCTATGGCATTGGGTCGAACTGTCGTCCGGCTCCATGCAAATCCGTATGCATTACAGCGACGACAACGGCGCAACGTGGGCCGTCGGCTCGGCTTCCTGTCTTGGCCAGTCGGTCAGGTACACGGCAGAAGGTTCCGGGGCGGGTAACTTTGACACGTTCGGACGACTGCGCGCCGGCTACCTCGACGGCGACGTGATGCTTGTTGCGGCGTTGCGAGTCGCCGACAACAACACCGGAACCGGTAATTTACGGGACAACTTTCGCCAGATGGCGTCGTCAGATCTCGGCGCCACGTTCACGGTCGTAGAGGAGGCAGCCCCTGCCGGTGGTACCACGGAGTACGGCGGCAGCCATCACGACATCATCACCGTCGATGGTGTCCTTCTGCTGGGCTGGTCATCGGCGAGAGCTCGCACCGTGCAACTGTCGTCCGCTTGGGAGTCGTTCCGATCCGTGGCGACGGCTGATATCGAGGACTACACCGCTTCCTCAAGCGTCGTAGCGTCGGCGACATCCGGCCAAGAGCTCGCCGGATCCGACTTTACGTTCGCGCTGTCCGACGCTGGCGAGGCATACATTCTTCATCGTCGTTACTCAAGCGGCCACACATCGCAGTGTGTGATCGCCCGGTCCGTTGACGCGGGGAAACTATGGGAACCGGTCGGCCAAGATCTATCGATCACCCCGTCAGGGGTGTACGAAATTGGAGTCTGGTGGAACGCTGGCGACGCGGCCACCTATCCCAATGGGTTCTCGGCGACGTGGCATGAGGGCCGGATCGTGGTTCTGCATGGCTGGGCCGCCAACCCCGGCAACGAAGACAACTCCGTCGCGGCGCTCTATCTGGGCGGCTATTCGACGGTCACGCTTCCTGCCTATCCTCAGCCGTCGGGGTATTGGCGCCCGGTTGGCGCGCGCCCGCGTGCCGCCTGGACGACGACCTGGCTACCGTTCGACGAGCCGCAAAACGTGGCGGGCTGGTCGCTGTCGGGCGCTGGTACCACGGCGCTGGCAGGCGGCGCCCTAAACATCAGCACCTCGACTCAGTCAGCCCTGCACACCGTCAACCCGACGGGCACCAATGCCCAGGGCTTGATCGTGGCTGGCTCGGTGCTCGAGAACTCCGGCGGATCGATCCTGTCGGGCACCATCATCGTCAATGTGCGAGTGGCTGATGGGGCGGACGAGTACGAGGTCCAATTTCGAGTCGGGCTGGCTGACAGTTCGGGCAACGTCAAACTGACTGACCTGAACGGAAGCGATATTGGAAACGTGACGCTCGACACGTCAGCGGGCGTGGACTTCCTGATCGCCATCTCCGACGCCAACGTGGCGTGGTGGGTTCGCCCTCGGTCGAACGGGTCCGACCGGGAGTGGACGGCGGGCACGGCATCGACGACGCTAACCAGCAACGGCACGCCAGCAGCGGCACATCAGATCCAGTGGGGTCACGCAGGCGCGTCGACGGCGGATTCGGACTGGTTCTCGTTTCACTACACCGAAGCCAGCTACACCGGCGACCAGATGTCCGAAGGGCAGACAAACCCGGACGATCTTGCCGCGCGGGCGTATGCCACTGCCCCGGTCTATGTGGATGGCGGCACATCGGTCAAGGCGTTCGACGGCCCGACGCTGAGCGCCGATAAGTGGAACATCAACACGCGCGCCGACTACGCCGTTGACCGGCTGCTTCCAACGGTGGCCCCTTCGCCTCGGAACACCTGGCGCAGTATCGGAACGGGCGAGACGAAAATCGCTTTCGCGCTCGACCCGACCATCACGGCTGCCAGCCGTTCAGGCAACACCGTTATCGGCGTCGCCGTCATGGGCGCCAACTTCCGGACGTTCTCGATCGAGGGCGACACGGGCGGCGGGTCGTGGTCGCAGCTTGCGACGTTCGACGCAGCCGAGGGCATGGCGTCGATGGCGTTCACCCGTGCGGGCAACTCGCTCGAGGCTGACAGTGGATCGACCGATAAGCCGTACCTGTTTCACAGCGAGGCCAGCAACTGGACGGCAGACCTCGGGGGCGGAAACTTGCGCCGGGTTCAGTGGTCCAGCGAGGGCAAGTGGGACAACACCGGCAAGCGCGCGCGGATCTTCTGCGACGGCATCACAAACAGCGAAGCCAGCACGGGCACGATGTCGCTGTGGCCTTCCGACTTCACCGCTGTCCTGCGCGTCAACAACGTCAACTACGCCGGCTATCGTCTCGTCATCGACTCTCAGTCAACCGTGGCCGGGTACCACACCATCGGCTCGATCGTGGTCGGCCCGATCGTGGTCATGGGCCAGGCGTACTCCTGGGGCCGTGTCGTCGAGACGAGCGCCAACGTCCGCCGCTCCGTGGCTGACGACTGGACGGACCGAGTGAGGAAGCTGTCACCGGCTCGCCGGGTGGTTCAGTTCGGTTGGCAGGATGGCACCGACCTGTCCAGCGTCGAGGCCGATGGCACGCCCGACTTCTTGACGACCAGCACCAACGGCGGCACGGAGCCTGCGGCGTCCTGGGCTGATACCCCGTATGTGCTCGAGGGCCTGGTTCACCTGCTCGACGGCGGCCGGTTGCCGCTGGTCTACCTGCCGAAGATGCCGAAGGGCGCGAGCGGCGCCGGGAACGACTCGCACATCCTGAACCGTCGTCACTCGATGGTCTACGCCAGGTCGATGAGTCCCGTCCGGATCGAGACGGTCATTGGCACCGAGAACACGGACGAAGTCGTGCGAGTCGGTCAGATGGTACTGACGGAGATCGTTTAATGTCTCGTCCGCTCGTCCGGTCCGAGCTCATCGGCGCTGAGCTCGTCTGGCTGTTGTCGGTGACGTATGCGGGCCGGGTGTTCCGCTGGTCGTCTCGTCCGGTCAATCTGACGAACTCGGACGGCGAGGTACTCCCGTTCGACGGCGGTCTCCCCCCTGTTGACTACGATGATGCGGCGCAGGTCTTGGCGACGGATCCCGCTGATCTGTCGATCCCATTCAGCGTGGTCTTTCCGGTCGATGTGGCTGTCTTGGTTCAGCGCGGACACGACCTGGCGACAGGCTCGGCTGAGGTGTCGGTCATTATCGACAACGGCACGGCGACGTATGAGGATCGGCGCGTAGTGCTCGTTGGCGATGTGACCCAGCCGACATACGGCGCAATCTACGAGCCGGTCACGTTCTCAGTCGAGGATCCGCCCTGGCTTGACCGCGCCTTGATCCCGTCCACCACACAGCGCGTCAACTCGACGACATGGAGTGGTGCCCCAATGGACTCCCACGGGCTCTATTATCCGTTGGTCTTTGGCACGCCTGGCGTGTTTACATGGGCATCCGGGACCGCGACCGTGACCTCTGGAAGTCCTGCGCTGATCGTCGATGTGACGGGGTCCAACGTCGACACGCTTCTAATCGCTGGCCACTGGGTCAAGGCTGTTAGTGTGCGCGTTTACGACGGCGACGGGACGGGCGTGTCGGGCACGGTTCAGAACACCACGGACGGACTCGGACAGCCGGTTGCGATTGTTGACGTGTCAGGGCTTGGCGGTACGGTTGACCTCACGACCTCGGATTGGTTCATCGGCTGGAACAACGGCGGCGCGATGTACAACGACAGGCAAGACGGAGCGCGGGAGGGCGCAGGCGAGATCGCCGAGTGGGCGCTTCGGGCTTCGACGGTTCGATACGACCGGGGCCTATGGGCATCGGCGCGGCGCTCGTTGGATGGCTTCATTCTCGCCGGGTACATTGACGAGCCTGTGTCTCCGTGGGAGTGGCTCGCCGATAACGTGCTTCCGTTGCTTCCGGTGTCCGTCCGGTCTGGTCCGACCGGGTCCTTTCCTGTGGTCTACAAGTACGACGCCAGGTCAGCCGACTCAATCGAGTCCGTGACCGCTGGCGCCGGCTTCGTCCGGGTCGGACCTGTCGAGTACGTGACGGGCGCAGGTGATCGAGCCAACGAGATGCGGATCGACTACGCCAAAAGAGCCCGAAAGAATACGGCCTTCCGTGCCGCGACGGTCGGACCGTTTTCGAGCGATGATCCGGACGTGTTCGAGAACTACTATGCGGGCGTCAGCGCTCGCCGCTATGGCGTGCGGTCCTCGACGATTGATACCGACATCGTGTACGACACGCCGACGGCGATCCGTATTGCCCGTTGGAAGGTCCGAGCGTCGTCCCTTTCATCTCGTTCCGTGACCTACTCGGCGTCGTTCGAGTACGGCTGGCTGAGCGTCGGCGATGTGATCGACCTGACGGACGATGAGCTCGCCCTTGATGCTCAGATCGTGCAACTGGTCAGCATCAAGTGGGGCGCATCGGGCCTTGATCTGACGTTCTACCTTTTGGACGATCCGCCGAGAGATACCCATACGACGGGGTAAGATCCCGCAATAGGAGCAGACATGGCAGCGCACACCATCACGGACGACGGACACAACGCTACCGAGCGCGTGACGATGGAGGCGACCCCAGGCAACGCGCGGGAGATCATCATTCCGCAACGGTACGCCCGGATCACGCTTTACTTCACGAGCTCGTCAGACGCAGCCGAGGCGGGCAAGTACGCCAGCAGCGGCACGGATGCCGCCGCGATTGGCAACGATGTTCTTCCGATTGCTTCGGGCGTCTATTACCCGGTCGCGCAGTCGGGCGGCGCTCGCGTGGATGGCTCGACGTGGTCGGTGTTCGTTAGCGGCTCGACTGCGTCCGGCTACTGTTACGCCCACTGCGAGGAGCAGAACGATGGGTAAGCCGAAGGCGGTCACCCCGACGGATGCCGGTAGCAACGACTGGACGACTGTGGACCTGTCCACGGGTACCGAGACGAACACCGGTCAGCGTGGAACGGGGAACTCGCTGGGCACCTCGAGCACCATCGTTTGTGCGGCGGTACACGGAGGGCTCGACGGCGGGCTCGACGGTTACCACGTCATGGTTGATCTGAGCGAGGACCCGACGAGCACGTCTCACAAGGGCATCGAACTCGAGCTGGCGTGCGATTACCAGTCCACGTCGCCGAGTGGCGGCAAGTCCGGGCTCTACATGGTGGTCGGCGGCGTTGCTGTCGCTGCGTCCAATGAGATGTACTACGGCGGGGTCAGTAAAAAAACCGGCGGAGACCTCGATCAGACAACGGTTGCGCGATCTGGAAGCAATACCAGCAGCGGCCAGACAATGACCGGCGCGGTCACTATGCGGCTGATTTCGTGGTTCGACGGACTTCGGGTTAATCAGGGATCTATGTACGTCGCCGGCGCGACCACTGGCATTGGCACGGACTCCGAAACGGCCGCGCTGGTGGGCACGCCCTCGACGACCTGGATTGGTGTAGCCGTCAACCAGTCCTCAGCATCGCCGTCGCAGGCGCTCACCTGGTCAAGTGTCATCCTTCGATATCGCTGGATCGACTAATGAGCGCCGCGCCTCCCAAGGTCATCCAGGCCATCGCCGTTCTACTGTTTGCCGTGCTGTCCATTCTGTCAGGCGTGACGCTCAGCAACTGGCGGAACACGCAGGACACGGAGCGGGCCTACTGCCTGTTGGAATGCGAAGAAGCCATGCTCGAATGCTGTCCGGGTGACGGCCCGTTCTGCGGTGGGCACGGCGCCGACCTTGCGGGTGGTGCCTGCATGGCTGACCGGGACAGGTGCGAGGACTCCTGCCTGTGAAACTGTGGACGGCGATCTGGGATCGGCTCGACGAGTGGGGCCCGCTGACGTACCGCTACACCGACGCGGGTACCCCGTGGGAGTCCGTTGACGGCCTGTCGATCCGCATGGGCACGAAGCGCCCTACGTCGAATTGCTCCGTCTTTGTCTGGTCCGCGCTCCTGAAGGGGCTGGAGGACATCGGACGGGCGCACACCTTCGACAAGGGACTCCAGGGTCTGGCCATGGTCTACGACGCGGACCAGCAACGAGCGGGAGTGGCTGGCGCTGCCGTTCGGCTGGGCGTTGCGACTATGATCGATATTGAGGACTACGGACCGGGGACTGGGCCGTGCGTCGTTCAGGTGTGGCGATACAAGGGATCGCCGTCCGGTGGTCACGCGATGTTCTGGCAATCGTGCTCGACGAACGCGAACGCGACGGAGGCAGTCCATACGATGGAGTGCAACGGCCGCAACGACGGCTCAGGCTCCGCGCTGGGTCTCAACGGTGTGGGCTGTCGCACGAAGACGAGAGACAGCACCTGGCGAGCGCTGGGCGCCCTGCCCCCGGTCGAGGACTGCTACACGCTGGCGGAACTGCGAGCGACGTATGACGAGATCTTCATCTCCCGCCTGTTCGTCTGAACGGGCCTACCAACAACGCAGAAGGATAGGAGTTTCCATGCGTACTTTGCACGACCACGAGATCAACGACTTCAACAGCGAGCACGTCAAGGTGTTCGTCGCCGACAAGGCCGATCACGAG